ATGAGCGAGATGTTCTGGGTGTGGCTTGCGATTGGATGCCTGGCGGTGTGGGCGGCAGGGCACGACTGCGATCTGTGGGCCATGAAGCGGTGGGTCAAAAGGCATAAGGACTAAGCGCGTAGGGGTAATACAGCAACATATTGCATATTTGGTGCCGGATGTGAGATGATCCCACCGCCCGAGCAAAGGGAGGCTGTGCGCATGGAGTTCGTCTGGCACATGGAAAGCGAATCCGGCAAAGCGACAAAGGTGTCTTTTTTTGGTGAATACAGTCTAAAAATCACCAGCCTCAGTCCGTTCGACAGGCTGGGCGCATTCGGGGAGCGGTATCTGGGCGAGTTGTTTGACTGGAACGCCGTGTCGGGTGAATCGGGCGAATGGATAAGTTCGGCGATGGAAAAACCCAAGCGACTCGTCGCACTGAAATTCCCCACATCACGTGACGCCAAGGAATATCTGGAACTGCGGGCAGCAAGGCTTGAGCGGCTTGCTGCTTGATTTGCTCTTTGGAAAGGGGCAAGGACGCCGAAATTGGCGGGCGAAGCTGAAAGAGTATCGGACATCGAGAAAGAGGGCGACTCCGGCGTCGTGCGGCGCTGGTTCCTCGAACTGAAGTCAGCGGACGACGAGGAGAAGGACTTTCGCCTCGCTGGCGTGAAGGTCGAGGATCGCTACCGCGACGACGAGCGCACCACTGGCTCAAAGTTCAACATCCTCTGGTCAAACACCCAGGTACTCCACTCCGCAATATTCTCGGGCGAACCCAAGGCGGACGTGCGCCGCAGATTCCGCGACAAGGACGAGGAAGCCAAGAACGCCGCCATCGTGCTGGAGCGCGGCATCGAATTTGCGAAGGAGAACCACGATTTCAAGAAGGTGATCGACGATTCGGTCGACGACTACCTCCTTCCCGGCAGGGGACAGGCGCGGGTGCGCTACATCACCCAGATGGGCCGGGGCGAGGAGACCAGGGAGGCACTCGATCCCGGACAGACCTTCACGCTCGACTCTGACGCCCCCAGGCGCTTCACCACCCCCGCCGGCGAGGATTTCGAGGATGTGGACGACATGGTCCAGGAGGACGATGACGGCTACTTCAGGATGCGCCCAGGCGAGGAGGAGGTGGTCCACGAGGAAGTGATCGCGGAGTATGTCCCCTGGGACGACTACCGGCAGAGCCCCGCCAAGCGTTGGGAGGATGTCCGGTGGGTGGCCTTCCGCACCTACATGACGCGGGACGAGCTTGAGGAGCAGTTCGGTTCCATCGGCGGCGAGGTACTGCTCGTCGGGGATTGGGAGGGCGATGCCGAGAAGATGTCACTCGACACGGCTGCCCTGACGGAGGTCGATGGCGTCGTGCAGCGGGCGCTGGTCTGGGAGATATGGGACAGGGACTCGGGCGAGATGATCGTCGTCAGCCCCGGCCTCCAGGATAAGCCCATTCACAAGGGTCCGGCGCCCCTCAGTCTCAAGGAATTCTTCCCCTGCCCGAGGCCGATGGTGGCGGTCAAGAGCAACCGCACCCAGGTGCCGATCCCCGAATTCACTCTATATCAGGATCAGGCCGACGAACTCGACAAGATCACAGCCCGCATCGACACCCTGATCGACGCTATCCAGGTCCGGGGCGTCTACGACGCGAGGTTCAAGGACCAGCTTGACGGTCTGTTCAAGATTTCCAACACCCGGATGCTCCCGGTCGAGAACTTCCAGAATCTGCTGGAGCAGGGCGGTCTCGACGGGACGATACTCTGGCTTCCCATCGAGCAGTTCGCTAACGCCCTCCAGGTGATGTTCGTCCGCCGGGCAGAACTCATCCAGGCCATCTACGACATCACCGGGATATCCGATATTCAGCGCGGGTCCACCGATCCGAGGGAGACGCTGGGCGCACAGCACCTGAAGGCGCAGTTCGGCACCCTTCGCCTCAAGCCCCGCCAGGAGGAAGTGCAGCGGTTCGTCCGGGATCTGTTCCGGCTGTTCGCCGAGGTGATCGGCGAGGAATTCTCGCCCGAGACGCTCATCAGGATGGCCGGGACCGACGTGGTGGGCGAGGAGGATATGCCCGGCGTCCTGGGTATCATCCGGGATGACGGGGAGCGCGGCTTCCGGGTGGATGTCGAGACCGACTCGACGGTGGCGGCGGATGACTCCCAGACCAAGCAGGACGTGACCGAGTTCCTCGCCGCATTGGGAGCGTTCTTCGCGCAGGCATTCCCGCTGGCCCAGACGGGGGCGCTCACCGGCGAGGCCATCGGCAAGCTCGTCGCCTTCGCGGCCCGGAGGTTCAAGGTTAGCCGGGATGTCGAGGAGACCCTCGATCAGATCGGACAGCCGCCCGAGCAAAGTGAGGCCCAGGGAAGCCCTGTGCCGGGCGCAGAAGGGCAGGGGGGACCACAGGGCCAGGCGGGCGAGAACGCCCCGCAGGCGGCCTCTGAGGCCCAGAAACTGGCACTTGCGGGTGATGCACAGCAGATCGATGCAACATATCGCCAAAAAGAGCTTGAATTGAAGGAGCAGGAACTCGAACTGAAGGCCAGGGCGCTCGATCTGGAGCAGTTCAAGGTCGAGACGAATTCCCGCCTGAAAACGCTTGAAATCCAGATCAAGGCGGCGGCGGCCACCGGGAGGCAAGCGGCGTGATGTCCCGCAGGCGCTTCTGGCAGCACCCGGACGGCAAGCTATACCCGCACCCTCCTGACCGTGGGCCGGACAACTCCAATGCCCGCTATCGGGGGCAGCAATTTATCAAGCCGTTTGTGGCGTATCGCAACATCGTGGACGGCGAGGAAATAACCACGCGCCACGCCCACCGGGAATTCCTGGCGCGGAACGGTGCCGAGGAAGTGGGCAGTCACCGGGAGCCCTGGCAGAAAGAGTATGACCAGATCGTCGCGGACGGCGGAAGCGATGAGGAAGCCGCCCAGGTGGTGAAGGAAATGAACAACCAGCCCGAGGATGATGGGCTTACCGAACACGAGCGCGGGAAGTTTGGCATCAGTTTCGAGTACCAGGATGCCAGCCCCGCAGAGATGGAGGCATTATAGATGGTTGATGGCATCCAGGAAGCAGAGGGAGCAGCCGAGACCGAAGATTCAATAAGAAACGACCTTCGGACCACGTATGAGGAGATGGCAGCCGAGGACAGCGACGAAGGCGGACAGGCGACGGCCACCGCCGCCCCTGAACCCGACGGGGAGGATGGGGAAAAAGACGCTGAACCGGATGACGCTCCTGGAGAGTCCGACGATGATGGGCAGCAGGAGGGCGAAGCTGACGAGGAACCCGGCGACGGGTCCACCGACGAGCGGCTCGAAGCCCCAGCCCATTGGAGCGCCGAGCATAAGGCGACGTTTGATGGATTGCCCACGGAGGGGCAGGCGTTCTTGCTGGAGCGCCACAGGGACATGGAGGCCGACTATACGCGGCGGTCGCAGGAAGTGGCCGCCACTCGCAGGGCCTTCGAGCCATTCCAGCAGACGGTAGCGGCGGCGGGTACATCCGTCGAGGCGGCGGTGGCGAAACTTGCCGATATTCACGCTGGCCTCGTGAGAGACCCGGAGGCCGAGATCAGAAGGCTGGCGAGGGAGAACGGGGTCAACCTGTCTCCCTCGGAGCGGGATGAGGACGACGACCATCTGTTCGACGACGAGGACGAACGCGAGGAAGGACGCCGCGACAGTGCGGCAGACAGGGAACGAGACGAGCGGCTTAACCGGCTTGAATCGAAACAGTCTGCCGATGCCGCCGCTGCCAGTAATGCCCGGATCGCAGAGTTCGCGGAGGCTACGGACAGCAGCGGAGACCTTATCCATCCCCACTTCGCCCAGGTGCAGGAGCAGATGCTAGTTCTTGCCACCGGCTATCGGGCGACGGGGAAGCCCTACTCCCTCCAGAGCGTGTACGACGAGGCAGTCCACCTTGTGCCATCGGTGCGGGAGCAGGTGACGGTGAACGGCGGAAAAACGCCCAACCCGGACGCCAAGGAAGAAAAACGCAAAAAGGTAGAGAGGGCCAGAAATGCGTCCAGGGGCGCGAGGGGAACATCACGTTCACCCGCACCCAAGGACGAGGTGCCAGACAACATTCGTGATCATCTGGCGCAGGAATATGCGGCCCTCATCAAGGACTAAACTGGAAAGGGAGAATGGGCTTAGGCTTTGGCAGATCCAAACCTGAGCGAACTCGTAACCTCGACAATTCGGAAACGCTCGAAGAAAACGGCGGACAACGTCACTAATGGCAACGCACTTCTTCAGCGCCTGAACAGTTCGGGAAGGGTTCGCAACGCTGACGGTGGTCGGACCATCGTCGAAGAACTCGAATATGCAGAAAACTCGACGTTCAAGTACTACAGCGGCTATGAAGTCCTCGATGTCACCAAGGCGGTCGTGCTGTCGGCGGCTGAGTACAACTGGAAGCAGGCGGCGGTCGTCGTCACGGCTTCGGGCCTTGAGACCGAGGTGCAGAACACGGGAATCGAGGCAACTCTCGATCTTCTCGACAGCCGCATCAGGAACGCCGAGAAAACAATGGCGAACAACCTGTCGAACGGTATCTATTCCGACGGGACGGGAACCAGCGGGAAGCAGGTAACAGGGCTCCAGGCTGCGGTGGCTGATGCCCCAACGTCGGGAACCTACGGCGGGATCAATCGCGCCAACTTCTCGTTTTGGCAGAATTCTCTCTACGACTTCTCGGTGGAGTCGGTCTCGGCATCGAAAACAACGATGCAGAATTCTATGCAGGTCATGTGGCTGCGGTGCCAGCGTGGTAACGATCTGCCGAAGATCATCATCGGCGGGACAACGTATTACCAGTATTTCTGGGGCAGCCTTACTGACATCCAGCGCATCACGGGCGACCAGAAGGCCAACGCCGGGTATCAGTCGCTCATGTTCAACAATGCGCCGGTCATCTATGACGGCGACGGCGATCTGAGCGCCACCCGGATGTATTTCCTGAACACGGACTACATCTCGTGGCGGCCTCACACCAAGCGCAACATGGTGCCCCTCACGAAGCGGGATAGCGGGAATCAGGATGCGATAATCATCCCTCTCGTGTTCGCGGGCAATCTGACAACCTCAAACGCTAAACGCCAGGGCGTGATGATCGCCTAACGGGGAAAGGAGAATCGTAATGGTTGAAGTAATGGGTTTCCCCGGCGTGAAGCTGGACGAAGCCATAGCAGGGAGTGGGACGAGCAGTGACGAGGGCAACGAGTTCAAGCTCGGAACCGTTGTCACGCTCGACGATGGCGGCGAGGCTATTTATGTTCACGCGGGCGGAGCCATCGCGGTGAACGATTTTGTCGCCATTGACGAGAACTTCGAGGTAGCGGCAATCACGGCTGCCTTGGCTCTTGTTGGTCACGGTATCGGCGTAGCCGCCGATGTCGCGCTGGCAGACAATGAGTTTGGTTGGGTCCGTAAATCCGGCACCAACTTCAGTGGCAATACCCTCGCATCTTGCGCGGCTGACATCTCGCTCTACACCTCCGGGACGGCTGGCAAACTGGACGATCAGTCCAGTGGGTCCACCCGGATCGATGGTGTGGTTGCGGTGACGGCTGCGTCGGGAGGGGGCGTGACCGCCGTGGAGTTGATTTCCATGAACGGTATGCACGTCGAGGCGGTGTAATTCTCAGGGGGGCGGGGGAAACTCCGCCCCCCGACGAGAGGGCATATGATGCACCCCGTGGAAATTAAGTCTAAATATATCGGCGACCCGGTGGAGCTTGAGAGAAACCGGGAGTTTGCCCATTCGTTGGGGTACTCGGCCAGTATGCCCGAGGGCGAGGGCACCCTTGTTGTCGTTGCGGGAGGCCCTTCCCTTGGACATTCGATTGTTGATCTGATGTTCCTCTACCAGCAGGGCGCAAAAATTCTAGCCTGTAACGGGTCTTATCAATACCTGCTCAAGAGAAAGATTATTCCCTGGGCCATGATGATCATGGACACGGACGAGAACAACCATAAATTTCTGACCGAATTGCACCCCGACACCATCCACTTGATAGCCTCCCGGTGCCATCCTTCCGTGTTTGAACGGTTCGCGGATGGCGAATACGACGTCCGGGTGTGGGACGTGAACGCTAACGTGGACGAGATCGCCGCTCACGGCAGGATGGTGAAGGGCGGGAAGCTCTTGACCGCCAACGACGGGAAACAGGCCGCTTCGGGATCGAGCGTGGCAATTCAAGCATTGGTGTCAGGATTCAACATGGGGTTCCGGGATTTCGAGTTCTTCGGTCTCGATTCGTGCGTGATGGACGGCAAGCACCATGCGTATGACCAGCCCTGGAACGACAGCAAGGAAGTGTGGCCCGACCCTATTTATGTGGCCGGCGAGTCGTTCATATGCAAGCCGTGGATGCTTCTCCAGGCCCAGGACTTCCAGCGGGTGATAAAGGTTATCCATCCCCATGTCACCATGAGGGTGCATGGTGACGGCCTCATATCGGCCATACTCAAGGAGGGCGCCAGAGTTCAGGCCAAGAAGGACAAGGCTTTAAGCATGACCGAAAAGCAGATAGCCAGTGCCAAGAACGAAGAAATCTGGGGAAATGATATGTACCGGGACTATTCCCCTGGGGCAGAATTGGCCCCCTCTGTTTTGTCTGCGATGGAGATCAAGGGTTCGCTTATGGATTACGGGTGCGGCGAAGGCAAGGCGATGGATATCTTCGCCGAGGCGGGCGTGAAGGTCTATGGGTGTGATATCGCCACCAATTCCCATCGAGGCAAGCGGGACGTGTTCCGGGCCTGCTTGTGGGACGAGGACGACATGACGGCCTTGCCCGCCACCGATTATGCCTTCTGCTGCGACGTGATGGAACACATCCCCCCCGGACGGGTAAGTGAAGTCATGGGGTTGATTTATGAAAAAACCCTACGAGGGGCGTTTTTTCAGATTGCCACCGTGCCGGATACCTTCGGACGCACTATCGGGGAGGTTTTGCATCTGACGGTCAGGGGCGCGGAGTGGTGGGAAAGGTTGGCCAGAAAATATTGGTCGGTGATAAGGGTCGCTACCGGCAGGCATCACGTTAGGCTCTCGATGTGGAAAGGGGGATGCGTTCCCCCGGCAAGAGATCGGCGCCTCCTGGGGGGGCGCTGTGACGCAGGGGCCGGGGTGGTCCGAACGCCCTTTCCACGGCCAGTCTCGGCCCCTGCCATCAGCAGATTCTGGAAGTTCTCGACTAACTGAAGGAAAGGGGAGAAGATAATGGAACTCGACACGTTCGAGGAAGCAGTTGATCGCGCCCAGGGCAAGAACCAGGATGACACGGCGTTCCCACGTTTTTATATGCGGCCCATCCTGGACCCGAAGGCCACAGAGGAGGCGGGCGGGATCGAGAAATACCGGGAGGTGCCGTTTGTCGAGATACTCATACCGGGCATTAACCTGGAGCGGCCCGACACCAAGGTGACGATGGAGCATAAGCTGCGATGGCCCGAACAATGGGTATCCTTCGAGAACAAGGAGACTATTGCCCAGGATGGAACGCCGGTAGAAGCCTGCGCCGTCATTCCGGTGTCGTGGCGGCCCCGGCTCAAGGCGAAGAACATCAACACCGTCGAGGCGTTCCTCTCGCTTCCCGATACCGCGCTCCATCAACTCGGACCCGACTCGACGGAATTGCAGCACAATGTTCTCAAGTGGTCGAACACCGCCGAGCGGGCGGACACCTTCGAGGAGCGGACAAAGACACTCGAAGAGGAACTCGCCGTCTTGAAGCAGGACACCGAAAGCCTGACGGGCGAGCGTGACCGGCTCAAGGAGCGGGTGACCGAACTTGAGGGAGCCGAGATGAGTAGCCGGGGTGGCGGGGAGGCTGACGCCATCAGGAAGGTGATCAAGGATGTCCTCGCCGATAAGGGGTGGTCCGTTCCCGCTGGCGCGGACATTGAGGAGCTGCTGAAAAGGGCCACCAAGAAGGCGACGAAGAAGGACAATCTGGCGGCATAAAACGTATGAAGGAAAGGGAGAAGGAATCGCCGCGTGAGTCTGCTCACGATGGTCGAGGAAATAACTACCGAGAACGGATGGCCTAAGCCGGCCACCGTGATCGGGAACACCACCGACGAGACGGTCGTCAGGATTCTTGCCCACATCAACCGGGCGGGCAAGGAACTGAACGATATGGCGGATTTCATCCGCATGACGCGGGAGCATACCTTCTCCACCACGGCGTCGGATTCGACCTACGATCTGCCTTCTGACTTCAGCAGATTCCGGCTCGCCACGACCTATGACCGGACGAACACGCTTGCCTTTGGCGGGCCGCTCACGGCTGCCGAATGGCAGGACATCAAGAGCGGGGGAGGGGTTGCCTCCACGACACCCTCGTACCGGATCAAGGTTAATGCTTCCCACAACAACGAGTTCACGTTCGAGACAGCCCCATCGTCCAGCAGCGACACGATTGTCTTTGAATACATCTCTACCGGATGGGTGCGGCTCAACGGTGATTCGTCCAGGACTCAGTACTTCGGGAAGTCGGGCGACACCGCATCCGATTCTGACATCTCCCTGATCGACGAGGAGCTCGTGAAACTATGGGCGACGGCCACATACCTCGAAAATCTGGGGTTCCCGTTCGCTGGAGCCCAGAAGCGGGCAGCCGACAGGTTCAGTCGGGTGGTGGGCAGGGACGGCGGGACGAAGATACTCAGTGCGGCGGGGAATAATGTCGATGCGGTCGTGCTTGGAGCAGAAACGCCCGCACAGGGATTCGGATAATGAGCGTTGCAAACGCGATCAGGATAGCGCAGTCGAAGGCATCGAGGATATATCCACGGGGATCGGGCCAATCGGCCAACCTTCGCCAGCGCGAAGCGCCCATAGGTGGACTCAACACCCGCGACACCTTCGATAATATGGCCCTGGAGGACGCCCGGACGCTCCTGAACTGGATACCCGACTACGGGGGCCTGACGGTCAGGCAGGGCTACACGGAACACGCCACCGGCGTCGGATCTGGCGACGTGCTGACGATTGCAGAATTCAACAACGGCGCCACCCAGAAGATGATCGCCTTCGACGACACGGCGGCATACGACGCCACGAGCGCGGGCGCGGCCTCGGTGCTGAGGTCCGGCCTGACGAGTAATGGGCGGTGGGATTGGGTGAACATGAACGGGTCCATCGCCTTCGTGGACGGCGCGAACGCGCCGCAGGAATACGATGGGACTACCTGGGGTGCGCTCTCCATCTCGGGATCGGGTCTCACTGTCGCCAACATCATCGGCATCATGGCGTTCAAGGGCGTCTCCATCGTCTGGGAGGATGACTCGCAGGACTTCTGGTATTCGGCGGCGCTGGCACTTGGCGGCACGATGACGAAGTTCTCACTTTCCAAGCTCGGGGCCGTGGCATCGAGGGGCGGGAAGATCACCGCCATCGAGACCTGGACATTCGACGGCGGCGCGGGCGAGGACGATTTCTTCTGCGTCATAATGTCCACCGGGCAGGTGATCGTCTATGCCGGGACAGATCCTTCTAGTGCCGACGCCTGGGCGCTCAAGGGCGTCTATGACATGGGCGCACCCACGGGCCGCGACACATTCATCAACCACGGCGGCGACCTCATGGGCCTTCTGGGGGGCGACTATAAGCGCATCACGGCCAATACTCTCAAGGCCGGAACCACGCCCGCCCAGGAGTCCAAGATGGTGGGGGCCGCCGACAGCGCACAGGTCCTGTACGGCGCGAACGCTGGATGGTGCGCGGTGCGGAGTAGGCGGTTCGCCATATTTAACGTGCCAGTGAATACGACTACGTTTCATCAGCACGTTCTGAACCTCGCCACCCAGGCGTGGACGAAGTTTGACTCATGGAATGCCCGCAGCCTCGGAACCTATAACGGTGATGTGTATTTCGGCGGCGGCGGCGGGCAGGTATATAAAGCGTTCTCGGGCGACAATGATGATGGATCGGCAATCGCGTGGGATGCCGAAACGGCGTGGGACAATCTTGGGCAGCCGAACGTGAAGAAGCTCGTCGGCGTGAGGTTCGCTATGACCTCCCAGGGCAGCCTCTCTCTCGGCGTCGATATCGCCTTCGATTTCGAGCAGTCCACGGTGGCACAGCAGGTCACCGCCGGGACGGTTGGGTCCGCCTGGGATACCGCCACATGGGACACGTCCTCATGGGCGCCGGAAACCTCGCCCCAGATGCAGATGAGGGGCGCGGCAGGATCGGGCATCACCGTGAGCGCGAGGGTGCGGGGAGCGACGAGCGACCAAACAGTGAAATGGTTTAGGACTGACTATCTTTGGGTGCCTGGAGGTGTGATGTAATGGCCGTGAATCCACAAGACCCGTTCAACCTCGCGGGCATAAACGATTTCGCAACGAAGAACGTCCTCCTGCAAGGGGCGGCGAACAGGATCGATCAGACGATACCGGGCGGCAGCCTCGCCTTCTCGGGGCCGGGTAGAAGCACCTCGAAGATCACGCTCGACCCCGCGATCCAGGGGCTTTTCGATGCCAGGGTGACGGCTGCGGGTACGGGAGCGACTGCGGCAGGGAACATCCTTGGCGACTTGGAGGGCGGAAGGTCCGCTGTCGAGAAGGCGACATTCGACAGGTTGTGGGGCGTGGCGGACCCGGCATACCAGACCATCGATGAGCGTCGCCGCAGGGAACTCCTGAACCGGGGTATCCCCGAGGGGGACGAGGCATTCAACAAGGCCATCCGGCTCGACGTGACCGATCCCAGGAACCGCGCCATAGAGACGGCGCGGCTGGACGCTGTCAGGGCGGGCGGGGAGGAGATGGCGAGGCTCGCCAACGTATCGAGCGGCCTGCTCGGCCTCGATCCCACGAAGGGAATACCGGACACATCCTCATTCTTCGCACCTACGGCCATCGACACCCTGGGCCCGGAGCAGCTTCAGACGCAGCGGAACATAGCGGCGAACAATGCAAGCCTCGCGGCGGATCAGATAGACGCGCAGGTCAAGAGCGGTAACCTTCAGGCACTAACGTCGCTCGGATCGGCAGCGGTGATAGGACTCCTCGCGAACCCTGCATCGGGGAAGAAGCTCGCTTCCACTATCGCGACCGGGGCGGCGGCAGCAGGAACGTCGTTGATGGGCTTTATGACGAGGCTGTTCGGGGGGAACGCGGCGGAAGCGCAGGCGGTTATGGGTAATGTGGCCTCGGTTGAAGCGTTCCAGGCCGCCGCTACCGGACAGGTGGCAACTGCGGCAGATCCGCTCGGTGTGGGCCAGATATTTGGCGGCGCACAATTACCACCCACCACCGCCGATCCGTTCGGGGTGGGGAGTACAACGGCGCTCGATCCGCTGGCGGGGACTATCGGAGTCGATAATATCATTGATCCTGCGGGCCCCGGTGGTTCGGGGGGTGGTGCGGGTGCGGGTGTGGCTGTCGCCGGCGCCGCAGGAATCAAGGCTACCGTGGAAGCGGCCAAGAAACTTAACCCTGCCGCCCCATTCAAAGGGCTCACAACTCAACAGGCACTTAATCTTCGCGTACCGGCCGATTCGATTAGCGTACTTGGTCCTGAACTCGCGGCTGACGTTCACTTCGCCGGATCGTTCGGGGGCGCCACGCCGGGACTCTCGACAGCAAGTACACCGGCGGACCTTGCGGCAATCTTCTCCGGGTCGGGCGCCGGAGCGGCATCGACGGCTACGGGGACGGGCGCACAGGCCGCGGTTAACGCGGCACTCGCATCAGGCGGAACGGCGGCGGCACTGAATACCATCGCAGCCACGGCGGCAACCGCGGGCGAAGCGGCTGCTCTGGCAGCGGGTGCGGGCCTCGCCGAGATGGCGGGTGTCATGGCATCCCTCGGGCCCCTGGCCCCAGTGGCGGCTGCCGTGTCCCTGTTCCATCAATTATCACTGAAAGAACCGAGCACCCGATCCACGGCATTTACGGAGCTCGACCGCATCCAGGCTAACCTCGCTCTCGCGCCCGAGTTGGGCATCCCCATTCCGTCCGATATGCGGGCGGGAATTGACGCATCGCTCCTGACCAATACCGAGGACGATCTGGTGGGTGCTGGAACGGCGAGTCAGCGGGCA